TTAGCTTTAGTAATGACAAATAAAGCTATTTCAAATGCAAGAAATATGGTTATTAAATTTACTGGAACTTTAACAGGTGCATCGACTGTAACTATTCCAGACACAATAGAAAAATTTTATATATTTGATTGTTCTGCTGTTAGTGGACCAACTAATTTAACAATTAAGACTGCATCAGGTAGTGGATTTACATTAGATGCTGCAAAAATATATGCTGCATATACAGATGGTACAAATTTAACAGAAATATCTTTAGACACATTAGGTGGCACGGTTGCTTCTGCACAAATTGCTGATAGTGCAGTAACCACTGCTAAGATTGCAGATGTTAATGTTACTACAGCAAAAATTGCAGATGATGCAGTAACTTTAGCAAAAATGGCCCCTGGTACAGATGGAAATATAATTTCTTATGATGCAAGTGGTAATCCAGTTGCAGTAGCAACAGGAACATGTGGTCAAGTTTTAACTTCAGCAGGTGCAGGTGCACCTCCAACTTTTGCTGACGCTGCTAGTGGTGGAACATCATGGGTTACAACTAAAAAAACTGCAACTTTTACAGCAGTTGTTGGTGAAGGTTATTTTTGTGATACAAGTGGCGGTAGCTTTACAGTTAATTTACCAGCAGGTGCTGCTGGAGCACTAGTATCAATTAATGACTATGCAAGAACTTTTGGATCAAATGCTATAACCATTAGTCCAAATGGAACAGAAAAAATTAGTGGTGTAAATGCTAGTATATCTGGAGCAGTAAATGGACAAACATTAACTTTTGTATATGTAGATTCAACACAAGGTTGGATTAATACAATTGATAGTGATGCAGGTCTTGTACCAAGTTTATTTGTTGCAGCATCAGGTGGAACAGAAGTAATTACTGGTGATTTTAAAACACATATTTTTACAGGCCCAGGAACTTTTTCAGTTTCAGGTACAGCTCCAGGTCCTTCAGGTAATCCCAATGCTATGGAGTATTTAGTAGTAGCCGGTGGAGGAGCCGGTAATGGTTCTCCTGATGGATCATCTCCAGCTTATGTAGGTGGTGCTGGTGGTGCTGGTGGAATGAGATTTAATTATCCAGGAACTTGTTTTGCTGCTGCAGCAGGAGCTTTTCCAATTACAGTAGGAGCAGGGGGTACTATACAACCAAGTATTTCAGGAAGCCCTTCAACATTTTCAACAATAACATCAGCAGGTGGTGGTGGACCAAATACTGCTGGTGGATCAGGTGGTGGTGGAAGTTCTACTCCAACTAGTAGTGGACCAGGCGGAGCAGGAAATACACCTCCTGTTAGTCCTTCTCAAGGTGCACCCGGTGGATCTAGTGCTCTTGGACGATATGGCGGTGGTGGCGGTGGTGGCGGTGGAGCATGTGGTACAGCTGGTTCAGGAGTTACTGGTGGACCTGGTACAGAAGTAGCCAATGCATTTATAGGACCAGGAGTTGCAGCATGTTTTGGTACACCAGGACCTGCAGGAAGATTTTTTGCTGGCGGTGGCGGCGGTGCTTTAATACAACCAGTATCTAATGGTAGTGGTGGATCTGGTGGTGGTGGACCTGGAGTAGGTGGTGATACTACTTCACCTGGTCCCGCATCTACTTCTGGAACAGTTAATACTGGTGGCGGCGGTGGATCTGCAGCTAGATATCCTGGAGCAGCAAATGGTGGAGCAGGTGGTTCAGGTATAGTAATGATAAGGTACAAATTTCAATAGGAGATAATTATGGCACATTTTGCAAAATTAGGAACTAACAATAAAGTTATATCAGTATTAACTTTGAATAATTCTGATATGCTTAACGCTGACGGTGTTGAAGACGAAAGAGTAGGTCAAGAATATTTACAATTACATAATAATTGGCCTGCAGAAATGTGGATTCAAACATCTTACAATACATATGGTGGTCAACATAATAGTGGTGGTACACCTTTTAGAGGAAACTATGCAGGTATAGGTCATACTTGGGATGAGGACGATCAAATCTTTTGGCCTAAAAAACCTTTTGCTTCTTGGGTAAAACATAATGCATCAGTTTCTTGGAAATCACCAATCGGTGATGTTCCAGCATTAACAGCTGAACAAGAATCACAAAACACAGCAGATACTCATATGTGGGATTATTCTTGGAATGAAGCTAATACAACTTGGGACTTGACAGACAGAAAAGCATAAATTAAAAATGGTGGTGGTATGCAAAAGAAAGTTTTAACAGAGCAAGCTCTTTATTATGGTGATGTGGCGATGCCTAAAGATTGGGACATTGACCGAGATAAATTATCAGGCGATATTTTACAATCAGTAATTCAAAACAAAAAATTTCCATTTTCACAAACATTCGATAAGTTAAATACTTATATGAGAGATCATATTGGTCTTGAATATGGATTTACTTTAGTTAACAAAGAAATGTGGGGAAATATATATAAACCAAACGAAACTACAGTTCCATTATTAACTGTAGATCCAGTAGATTTACGTAACTCACCAGATTATACATTATTATATGGTGTAAAAGTTAAAAATTGTTTTGTTAAAATATTTTATGATGACAACAGACGTAAAAATAGATCCCGGGATATAGAACTTAAAAATAATATGTTTATTATGTTTCCATCAACTAATATGTATTACTTAACTAATAATCAAAAGGATAGTTTAAACTTTGTACAAACAATAACTTATGAATATATCTAATTACTATTGGTATTTTAGTGGTGTGCTTACACCAAAATTTTGTGATGATGTAATAGCTTATGCAAATTCAAAAGAAGAATCAATGGCTAGAACAGGTGGATATGATGAGAAAAAATTAAACAAAGATCAAATTAAAAATATGCAAATAAAAAGAAAATCAGATTTAGTTTGGTTAAATGAAGAATGGATATATAGAGAAATACGGCCATACATTCATATGGCTAATAAAAATGCAGGTTGGAACTTTGAGTGGGATAGATCAGAATCTTGTCAGTTTACAAAATATAAACATAATCAATATTACGATTGGCATTGTGATGCTTGGGATAAACCTTATGAAAAAGAAGGACCTGACAAAGGTAAAATTCGAAAACTATCTATGACTTGTCAATTAACAGATGGTTCAGAATACAGAGGTGGAGAACTAGAATTTGATTTTAGAAACTACGATCCACATATGAGAGATGAAGCTAAACATTTAAAAAGAGCAAAAGAGATTTTACCTAAAGGATCTATCATTGTGTTTCCTTCTTTTGTATGGCACAGAGTTAAACCAGTAACATCAGGCACAAGATATAGTCTTGTTGTTTGGAACATAGGACAACCATTTAAATAATGCAGGGTAAAGCTACAGTTAGAAATTTTAATAATATGGGTTTTTTAGATATTAAATTGCCAGAATTATTATTTAATTCATTAAAAAAAGAATGTAAGATTGCTTTAAATAATAATAAAGAAATGAAATCAGGCTTATCTGGTAAGGGTGTTGCAACTCATAGATATGTTCAAAATAAAAAAAATTTAAATGAGTTAAATTCTTTGTTAATAGAATTAATTACAGTTTATAGACAAAACTTTGAATTAGATCCATCTAGGACTAAAACTTTAACTAATAATTTACCATTTAAAATAGATCGGCCTTGGATAAATTATCAAAAAAAATATGAATTTATACCACAACATAATCATGATGGTGTTTTTAGTTATACAATATGGATAGACCTACCTGATAACGAAGGTGATTATGCCTCTACTTTTGAATTTACTTACTCCGATATACAAGGACTACTTAGAACTAATACTGTTAAATTAAGTAAAAAAGATAATGGTAGAATGTTATTTTTTCCTTCAACAATCAGTCATCAAGTTTATCCTTTTTATAATAGTAATAAAAAAAGAATTTCTATATCAGGTAATATATTATTTAACTCTTTAACAAAGGACTCTTATGTATATAAATAATTATTTTAACACGACTATTTGGTCAGAACAAAAACCAGAGTTTATAAAATCATTAACAAAAGCATCTAATAAATATATTAAGGCTGCTAAAAATAATTCAGAAGCTAAAGCACATATAAAAAAGTTTGGAGACTTTGGAAGATCATATCACTCGACACCACTAACAGCTGACAATGACTTTATAGATTTTAGAAATTATATTGGTCAAAAGTCTTGGGAATATTTAGATCATCAAGGTTTTGATATGCAGCAATACACAACTATGTTTAGTGAGATGTGGGTACAAGAGTTTGCTAAAAAAGGTGGTGGTCATCACTCTGCACATATACATTGGAATCAACACGTATCAGGTTTTTACTTTTTAAAATGCAGTGACAAAACATCTATGCCAGTATTTCACGAGCCAAGAACAGGAGCACGTGCTACAAAATTAAAAATGAAACCAAATCAAAAAGGTTTATGGAATGGTAGTGAGCTTATACATTTTAGACCACAACCTGGAACTTTAATTATCTTTCCAGGATTTTTAGAACACGAATTTAATGTAGATTTTGGTATAGAACCATTTAGATTTATACATTGGAATATACAAGCTGTGCCAAAAGAAATGGTTAAAGATGTCTAAAATTAAAGTAATTGATAATTTTTTAGAAGATAATGATTTTAAAAATATACAAAATCATTTAATGGGAGATTATTTTCCTTGGTACTGCAATAAAGATATGACTTTTAATAAAGATAATAATTTATATTTTACACACACTTTTTATTTAACACCTACTAATATTAGTAATCATTTTTATTTATTTGAAAATATGATAAATAAATTTAAATATAAATCTCTTTTAAGGATTAAAGCAAATTTGTATGTGAGAGAAAAAGAAAAAACAAAACATGAAGAT